TACACTTTAAGTAATCATAAGTAACTATTGCAAATAAGATAAAGTGCTGAAAAGCATTGTTTATAGTGCATTTAAATGAAATAGGGTAACTTACTGTTACCCTATTAAGTGATCCGGATTGGAACACAACTATTTTACAAGATAAGCTCTACATAATAGTTTCACGTGGAACAAAAATAAATGCTAAACTATTGTTAAACTGCTTATATTTGTTTTAAAGAAATTGACTTATGAGGTGGAAGTCAAAAAGCATAAATAAACCGAATTTAGGAGATACGCAATACAAAAAGACATTCGCTTGGTTGCCTATTAAGCTAAAAGATTGTGATCAACCTAAAAATGTAGTTTGGCTTGAATATTATATCAAAGTTTATAAATATAAAGAAATTACTAAATTGACAAAAGTTGGTTCGCATATGCATAAATACAAAGCAAACGAATGGGTTTATACACAAAGTTATAGCCCTGCAAATGCATCAATGTATAGAAGATGAATAAAGAAGTAGTTTGGATAATACGGCTATTGTTTGCGATCTCTTTAGGATTGTCTATTTTCTGTGCGTTTATTAATGCTTTTGAGGGGCAATACATATTCGTCGGCACATCTTCAGCATTCTTATCTTTACTTTTTATTAATTGGTTGTTTAAATATAATCCTGAATGAACGATATAAAATTTGGCAAAAGCAAATCTCAACCTATTAAAGCTGTAAGGCAAGTAATAGAATTAAGTGACCAAGAATATGAAGATGTGAAATCGGGTAAGAAAACTATTGGCCATAATCATCACGGTCTATTTGTCCCAATTAAGAGATAGACATCCTGTTACACTTGATGAATTAGATGGCGAATAAAATTAAATAATCATGGATAATAGAAAGATAGAAATCCCGTACCCGCTTATTGGTAAAAACTTCATCGTAACGCTAAAGCAGCCCGTAATGCTTGGGAATGGGCTAACAACTAATGTCATAGAATGCGAATCATATTATCATGGCAATATGGATAACTATATATTATTGCAAGACAAGGATGGGGTTATCGCCACTATGCCTTTATCGAATATTCTCGGAATAATTGCAAGTAAAGCAGAAGCATATGGCACAACTATTACGATATAAATTTTACTTATAATGTCAAGGTACTGGGCAAAGGGTACATCACAGCGCAATATATGGGAATTCGCTTTTCAACACATGCATCACGTTTTTTCACATTTTGTTGTCAATATGTTGGACAATTCCCTTAATTTTGACAACAAAGCAGGAAAAACACAGTTGCAACAATAGTTTTAGCCTGACAACAAACATGGCATTATTAACAAAAAACGAATTTGCCGAACAGTGCGGGATACAAACTAAAGCATTGTCTGTTTACATACAAAGAGGGAAGGTAGTCGTTGTAAATGAGCATCTTGATACCAATAACGACCGCAACAAGGCATTTATAGAGAAAAATAAAGGCAAAAAGCGTGAGAAAGAGCTAATAAAAGATATTCCTACCATTGCGCCAACGGTAAAACACCAGGTAAATATCGATGATTTTGATGATGATGTGCTAAACGAGGACGATGAAGATAGCGAAGTGCCGGCATTATATGTATCTGAAAAGCTGCTAAAACACCTTGATACAAAGAAAAGAGAGCGTGAAATATCGCTTTTGAAGATAAAAGAGGATAAGATAAGGGGTATAGTTATACCATCTGACCTTATTAAGCCTGTGTTTCTGCAGCATAATCAATATATTCTTATGGAGCAAAAGAATGCGGACGAGGAAATATTAACTATGTATGCACATAAATATAGTATGAGCCTTGAAGATATTGCATTTATGCGGGGGGAGTATGTGAAGCGTAGGAACGCAGCCGTACAGAAAGCAGCAGAGAGTAGCGCTAAGGCTGTGGAGAATATAGTAAGGGATTTTTCAGATAAACGAGGTGTTGGGGAAAGGGTTTAAAGATTTATTATGCCTAATATAGATAAGTATTATTTCATTTTTGTTTTATTAATACTTGTGATTTATGTAGCTATCAAAATAATTAGATTTATCCGTGTTCAACGATAGTAACTTATATACTTCACAATTAAAGGATATTATCACTTCTGGGATTGCGCAAATATCCACGATAAAGCCTTCTGAATGGACTGAACAAAACGTAGTGATGGGCAAGCCTCGCCCCGGACCATTCAGGTACAACTACACACCATATGCAAGAGAAATTATAGATTGCTTAGCTCCTGACCATCCGGCTCGTAAGGTTGCTGTGATGAAAGGTGCACAAATCGGCTTTAGCTCAGGTATAATAATCCCAGGTATCGGCTGGATGATAAAAAACAACCCTGGCAACTGTTATTTCATGGTTGGCGCTCCTGATCTTATCCCAAAAGCTGTAGAAAAGCTTGACCTTATGATAGACGGCGCTGGTTTAAGGTCGTATATAAAGCCGCAGGTACAACGAAACAGGGCTAATAAATCGGGAGATACTAACTTTAAAAAGGACTTTTCAGGCGGGTATGTGTCTATAGGCAGTGCAAACAACCATAAGGCAATAGCCCAGGTAGATCTGCAATACATTTTTTTGGATGACTTGGATGCTATGCGAGGGCAATCTAAGGAATCAGGTAGCCTTATAAAACTCATTGAACAACGTGCAGCGGCTTATAAAGACATTTATAAGATGTTCTTAATCAGCACACCTCTTGTTAAAACAACATCGCTTATTGAGCCGGCATATTTAGCGGGGGATCAGCGTAACTTCTTTGTAGAGTGCCCTTGTTGCCATGAGCCTATAGTTTTAAAATGGAGTGTACCCGAAGGTGGTGGTATGACCTGGGAATTAAATAGCCAGGGACAATTGATAGAAAGTTCTGTGGGTTATGTTTGTCAACAATGCGCAGGTTTTTTTAATGACAAGGATAAATATAATCTGCTTAATGGAGGCATGTGGAAACCAACAGCCACGCCCAGCGAGGAGGGATATTACAGTTATCACATACCAAGCCTTTACGCTCCTATCGGTATGTTTGATTGGGCTAAGTATGTAAAAAACCTTATAGCATGTAATCCTCCTAATCAACCACGTATAGAAACGCAATACCAGGTATTTGTAAATACCTGTTTAGGTGAAGCATATGAAAGCTCAGCAGAAGCGCCAAAGGCAAACTCTATACAAAAGAATATCAGGCCATATGATATTGGCACCTTACCGGAAAAATTAAGTATCAATGATGGTAATGGCAAAATAGTTTTGCTTACATGTGCTGCAGATATGAATGGTCTGGTAGATGATGCGCGTTTAGATTATGAGATAGTTGCATGGACTGAAACAGGGGCAAGTTATAGTGTACAGCATGGTAGTATAGGAACATTTATACCACGTGAGAATACGCGTAAGCACAAAGTAGATCGCGAGCATTGGTCCTATGAAAGGAATAGCCCAAATAGCGTATGGAAAGAATTTGATCTATTGATAAGCCAACAATACAAAACAGATACCGGACGAAATATGCAAATATTCGTTTCCGGTTTAGATTGCGGGCATTATAGCAACTTCGCATATGCTTATATAGATGCAACAAATAGCCATGTTATAGGATTGAAGGGTAAAGAGGCAGATAAATATATAAAGTTTGGTATAGATGTACCATTATTCAAACCAGCGCGTGAACGTTCAAAGCTTTATATACTTGAAGTGGGGCTGATAAAAGACGATCTTAGTGATTATATGGCATTGAAATGGAGCGAGAACGACGACAGCCAGCCAAATTATTTTATGAACTTCCCACAACCGAGCAATGGGCTTTATGGCTTTACCAATTATTTTGAGCACTTCGAAAGTGAGCATCGTGTTATAGATACCAATACTGAAGGTGCAGGCATAGCGGCACGATGGATAAAGAAAAGCAGCAATGTCCAAAACCACATGTGGGACTGCAGGGTGTATAATATAGCATTGCGTGAGATAGTCGTGAGCCTTATCGGCAAGGAGCTTAAAATTAAAAATTTCACGTGGAAAGAATATGTAGAAATTGTAACAGGCGAAGCTGCTTAAAAAACATTCCCCTCGGCGGGGAATAAAAATATAGTGCTGCTTTAACGCTGCTAAATTGCGCCAAAGAGTACACAATGAGTAGCACCGCGGTAGCCTTGAACAGAATATCACGTATTGTAGGATATCAACTGACAAAAGGGACTTTCAATACTTCCTCTCCAAATCTTCCTCAACGTATAGCGGTATTAGCAGAAGCAAGTACGGCAAACCAATCAGGGTTATCAACCTCTCCTGTTCAAATTACATCAGCGGCGCAGGCTGGCAAACTATATGGGTTTTCAAGCCCTATGTATGCTATCATGCGTATATTATTTCCGGTAAACGGAGGCGGTGTAACAGTTCCCGTAATTGCTTTTGCACAATTGGCTGCAGGCGGTTCAGCAGCTAAGGCTATGACTATAACAGTTACGGGAACAGCTACTGCAAATGGCACTCATTATATAAATATTAATGGCCGTGAGATCATAGATGGTAGCGCTTATGCTGTAAATATTGTTAATGGAGATACGCCTACTGTTATAGCCGGTAAAATAGTTACCGCAATAAACAATGTTTTATCATGTCCTGTATCTGCAGCAAACACTGCAGGTGTTGTAACGTGTACCGCAGAGTGGACAGGGTTAACATCACAGGATATTTCGATAACTGTAGATTCAAATAATACTTCTATAGGCGTTACTTACGCAGTAGCTCAAACTGTTGCTGGTACCGGCACGCCAACGGTTACATCTTCATTACAATTGTTCGGTTCAGACTGGAACACTATCGTTATCAACGGTTATGGTGCAGTATCTGCTACAATGGCTGAATATGAAGCGTTTAACGGCATACCGGATCCTAATACTCCATCAGGAAGATATACGGGAACAATATTCAAACCATTTATTGCGCTAACAGGTAGCACGCTTGATAATCCAACATCTATAACAAGTGCCGGTGTAAGGCCGTCAAATGTTACTATAGCAATATGCCCTGCTCCACTTTCACAAGGTATGCCTTATGAAGCTGCAGCAAATATGGCTGTATTGTTCAGTAATGCAGCGCAGAACAGTCCACATCTTGATGTTTCAGGGCAAAGTTATCCCGATATGCCTCTACCTGTCGCCGGAACAACAATAGCAATGCAGGATTATAACAATAGAGATGCTTATGTACAATTAGGCTGCTCTACTGTGGATATAGTTGCAGGGGCTTACCAGGTTCAGGACTTTGTAACAACCTATGCGCCATCAGGTGAAATACCCCCTCAGTTCAGATATTGCCGCAATCTAATGTTAGACTTTAACATTAGATATGGCTATTATCTTTTGGAATTGGCAAATGTTGTTGACCATGCAATAGCAAATGATGGGGATGTTGTAACAGCTACAAATGTTATTAAGCCAAAGCAGTGGACACAGATCATAGCAAACTATGCTAATGACCTTGCGAAACGTGCACTAATAGCAGATGCATCATTCATGCAGTCAAGCACAGAGGTAAATATAAGCACGACAAATCCTGACAGACTGGAAACATTCTTTAGGTATAAGAGGACTGGATATTTACGTATTGCTTCGACAACTGCTGAGGCTGGCTTCAATTTCGGTAATTAATAAACTATAAAATAATTATACAATGGCTGTAGGCGGCGATATAATTGAGATAACATACAATCACCCGACAATAGGCAGTGGTATCATCTATCCTAAAGCAAGCGAGGAAAGCAAGTATGATTTGGGCGGCATGCGCAGTGAAGATGATAACAAAGGTGTAGATGGCAGTGGGACAATGATAGATAAAATGACCCGTGTACGATGGAGTTTTGAAACTACTATTGCCTGGGATATGAATGTACGTGAAGAATTGGAGGCATTAGTCGCTTTAGCTTCTGACCCTGTGGCTGCAAACTGGACATTTACACACATTAACGGTACAGTGTACGGTGCAATAGGCAAACCGGTCGGTGATATGTCGGGTAATGGTAATAACGCAACGTTCGCTCTTAAATTATCAGGCGGAGGAATATTAAAACAAATATAAATGGAACCGAAAGTATCATACGATCAGGCTAAGCTTGAAATTGACGGATGGCTGGATTACAAAAAAGTATCAGACAAAAAGCGTGATACCTATAAGGATGCTATTGATACGCTTATAGATGTAATGACCAATGGTGTTATATCTATTGACGAAAACAATAAGATAATTCATACACTGATATTCCCTGTAAAGGACAGTTCAGGTAATGATGCGCTTACTACGCTTGAATATAAACCACGTATAAGCGTTGGTGAATTGCAAACACGTATGAAGATTGTTAAAGCAGGTGATTCAGACGGCCGTATAATGGCATATGTATCTGCATTGACAGGACAATCAGCAGGCATGTTAGCGAAACTGGATACAGAGGATAATACTATTTGTCAATCTATAGCGGTTTTTTTTCTGTAGATGGAGACTTAAACAGAATGATAAAAACAATCATACGCGATCATCATTGGGAGCCTGTTGTAATAGACAGGCTCTTTTTAGATAATGTAGATCATCAAGGTTTGGAATATTGGTATGAAGATACACTGGACTTTATAAGTAAGCTAAAGTAATGGAATTTGTACTGCCTGCCATATTTAAAGCTGTAGATAAATTTTCGGCGCCAATTGCCGGAATGGGGAAATCTATAGATAGCCTTGCAGACAGGGCACATGCAGATGCCGCAAGGATGGAACGCAGTTTGCGCAGGGTACACGACGCGGCTATGAACATAGCAGAAAAAACAGCTATAGCAGGTGCTGCAATACTCGCGCCCTTGGTATTAGCTACAAAGGCTGCAGAAGATTTCCAGGTTAAAATGAGCAATGTGGCAACATTGGTAGATACTTCGAAAGAAAGTATGGTTGCTATGGGTGACGAGGTGCTGAAAATAGCACAACGTACACCTGTTGCTATCGATGATCTCACACAGGCACTTTATCAGATACGGTCTGCAGGCATACCTGCCGCTAAAGCAATGGAAGTGTTGGAGCAATCAGCAAGGTTATCAGTAGCCGGTTTGTCTACTGCAACAGAGGCCACAAACGCAATGACATCTGCATTAAACGTATTTAAAAATGAAAATCTTAGCGCCAATGAGATAGCTGATATATTCTTTAAAACAGTTGCTGCGGGGAAAACTACCATGTCACAGCTTAATGAGGCGTTTGGTTCGACGGCGCCTATAGTAAACGCTGCAGGTGTAAAATTTAAAGACTTTCAGGCCGCAACCGCTGCATTAACACTCACTGGCTTGCAAGCATCAGAGGCACAGCATGAGATAATGGGATCAGTTGTTTCACTTTTAAAGCCTACTGGTGAAATGCAAAAGATATTCCATGAATTGCATGTGAAAACCGGTAAAGAACTTATTGATAAAATGCATGGCTTAGGTGGAGCATTCAAAGCGGTGGAAACCGCCGGCACAAAAGCGGGTATAAATCTTGCAAAAGCATGGGGACGTAAAGAAGCGTTCACGGCAGTTACACTGTTAAATGGTTCGCAGAATAATGCCTATGTTAAAAACCTTGAAGATATGTCCAATGGCATCAACAAGGTAGATGAGGCATTTAATAAGCAGATGGAAACAAGCAAAGCGCATAGCCAGCTTGCAAAAAATAATCTTGAAGCATTGTCTATTACTATAGGTGAAAAATTATTGCCAATAGTTGATAAGCTGATAGATAGGGTTGTTCCTATAATACAGCATTTTACCGAATGGATACATACTCACGAAAAGCTTGCTACAGTTATTGTTGTTTCTACTGCTGCTATAGGTAGCTTGCTGTTAGGTATAGCAACAGTATCGGGTATTATCGGAATAGTAACAAAAGCTACATGGTTATGGCAGGCAGCGCAATGGGTATTAAATATTGCCCTTGATGCCAACCCTATAGGTTTACTTATACTCGGTATAGCAGCTTTAGTGGCCGGTATAGTGATATTGGTAAAGCATGTTAAAGGCTGGGGTGCGCAATGGGATGAGATAACGCATTGGATGGGTGCTGTATGGAAAGCAGTAAGCCTCGGTTTGCAACTGGAATGGCTTGTACTCAAAAATACATTCCTTACAATGGTTGATGCAATGGTATTAGCATGGAAATGGGGGCAGAATATGATAGGCAATCTATCTGACGCTCAGTATGAGAAAGATAAAGCACGGATAAAACAAGAAATGAAAATGCCGGTTGATAATATTAAGGCAACTGCTATAGCAGCGGCTAATGCCGCTGGCGATATTAAAGTACCTGCATGGAAACTGCAATGGGATAATGAGCAATCAAAAACAGAAGATAATAAAGAGCAGGACAAGTCGGCCAATAGCTCTGTTGATCCCAAACTGATCGAGCATTATCAGAAAACAAGCGGAACGCAGAATAATACAAATCACACTGCGGAAATAACAGTAAAGGCAACAAACGGGACTCATGCAGCGGTAACTAAAAATAGTGGCATACCAATTAAATTAACACCAACAGTAGGGCAATTCCAATGATAGACGCACTTATTATAGAAACAGGGAACGGTGGTGACCTATTACAACAAGGCAATGATATGGCTATTGTTGAAGGGTTTGAAAATATGCCATACCTGGCAATGTTCAGTGGTGATGGTGATTGGTGGGGCAATAACCTATTATTTTCCAACAACGATAGCAGCGTATTTTTTTCTTCTCAGACTGAAAGGGTTATGCGTGAAGTAACACTTAATAGTGCCGGGAGGATAAAGATAGAAACTGCAATAAAAAATGATCTTGCTTTTTTAAAGTCAAACATTTCCGGCACTACAGTAGATGTTACTACTTCTGTCGTTAATCCTGACAGGCTTGATATAGAAATAACAATAAATGGCAATACTTTTTACATGCAGTGGAACCCGTCTACAGCATTTTTAAATTATCAGGTATAATGATAAATATTCCTACTATATCGCAATTATATAATGATATTCTCGCAGACCTTCAAACCGAGTTTAATGCCACTGTTTCACCTTTCGGTAAATCATTCTTACGCGCACAAGCAGCAGTACAGGCAGCTAAGTTAAAGCTGTTTTATCTCGCTATAGGAGACTTGCAAAAAAACATATTCGTCGATACTGCAGATCCTGCATCGCAAGGCGGCACACTTGAAAGGTTTGGGCTTATAAAACTTGGAAGAAACCCATTCACAGCAACGCAGGCACAATATAATTGCACAGTTACTGGCGCAATGGGTGCGGTTATACCCGCGCAGACCTTATTTAAAAGTGATGATAGCAGCTTAAATCCCGGTTATTTATTTATACTCGATACCGCATATACAATGCCATCAGGTACTGGCACAATAATACTAAGGGCATTAACTGGCGGTACGATATCTTCTTTGAATATAAGCGATACACTAACGGCTACTGCTCCAATAATAAATGTAAATTCAGGCGCTGTAGTTGGAAGCGTTGCTGTTTCTCCAATAGATGCGGAAACAACAGAGCAATACAGGGCTAAAGCATTACAGGCTTACAGGCTTAATCCGGAGGGTGGATCATCAGCAGATTACCGGTTATGGGGTTCAGATGCTGCAGGTGTACAGCAAATATATCCATATACTGCAAGCGGCCTGCCAAATGAGATCAATGTATTTGTAGAGGCTATACTTGCTGATAGCACAGACGGCAAAGGAACACCTACTTCAACAATATTAACAGCAGTATCAAATGATATTGCAACTGATCCAATAACCGGCAAAGGCCGTAAGCCATTAGGAGTATTAGCAGTTAACGTCGCCGCTATCATCATAAACAATGTGGACATAACAATAAATAGCGGAGGAACTATAACAACAGCACAGCAGGCATTGATAACAGCTGCCTTGACACAAGCTATATCAACGATCCGGCCTTTTATACCTGGTGCTGATGCCATTACTGCTAAAAATGACATTTTAAGTACAAATAATATAATAAACGTCATATTAAATACTATACCAGGGCTTATTTTCAGTAGCGTAACACTTGACATAAATTCTACTCCTGAAACTTCTTATGTATTTGATCTTGGCAATATTCCTTACCTGCATTCTGTAAGTTATGTATAACGACACTTTATTATGGCTATCGAGTATACTTTACCCTAAAGGCAGAGCATTTAAAATGCCTGTAGGCAATGCGAAATTGCTTATAGATGAAGATGGCGTAGAAGATATAGTAACGGAGGATGGCACAACAAGTATTATAGATAGCACATTAAATGGAAACCTGGCAAGATTACACGCAGCTTTGGCATTAAGTGAAGATCAGGCTTTTCAGGATGCTTTAAGCGTTTTAAATGATATACTACCTGACAATAACAACTTCACCATAGACGATGCTAACGATTGGTATAGGAGATTAGGCATTTTTAATTCAGGCTTTGTGACTTTATCAGATATGAAAGCTGCCATTTCACAAAAAATGGCATACCCAGGCACTGTAGCACCACGACAAGCTCATGATTACCTGCAAGATCAATTACAAGCCGCTGGATTTAATGTATTTGTTTATGAAAATATATTTAGCGATGGACATGGTGGCTTTATGGCAGTAGCGCCAAGCTCAGTGGTTGGAACTGGAAATTTAAAGGCCGAATCAGATTTTTGTCAATCAGGACAGATACAATCAGGTCAAACATCTGCAAATAACATTACAATAATTGCAAATAATATTGACGAAACAAAAGATCAGCCGTTCAATTTCGGAAGTAATTACAGAAGTACGTTTTTTATAGCCGGTAATACTATTAGCACATTTGCTACGGTTGTGGCAGGTAGGCATGATGAGTTCAGGCAATTAATATTACAGATCAAACCACAACAAACAATAGGATTTTTATTCATAAACTACATATAATATGGCAATAGGTATTCAAAATTATCCAAACATAGACACGACAGATCCTACAAACTTCCCTAATGGAAGGATAAAAGATGATCCGGCAGGGGTTGTGGGCACTCCTTTAAAAGAAAGCACTATAGGAGATATACATCAATTTTTCGCTAAGATATTACGACTTACAAGCACTTCGCCAAATAATTTGCCAGAAGATGAAGGTAATGGGTTTCAATATCTAAAATCTTTAATGAATATTATTTTCCCCCCTTTTGAAAGTTTAGGATTAGTATTTCAAACAGATATTTCTAATACATGGGCTAATGTGGCTGGTTCATTTAATAATGCAGCATTTCAAATATTATCAGCACCTGGTGGATTGTTTTCATTAGCGCCTGCAAGCGTTGTTAATCTTTGTGGACAAGTACATATATCGGCATTGGGCGGAAGTGGCACTTCGCCAATTTTTCAGGCAACATTGATAGCACCTGTATCTAAAAAAGTGCAGATGGGAGCAATGGCTTCTATAGGAGGTACATTAACGCCTGTGACGTTGACAATGGATACTACTGGATTATTAACATTGAATGTTACATCAACAGCAGCGTGCACAGTTTATTTAGATGGATTAAGTTATAGGCAGATATAATGCAGATAAATATAGATACGGAAGCTTTGGTAGGTTTTGCCAACAAACTTGAAAAGATAAACAAGTCGGCATTGCCTGTATCTGTACGTACTGCATTAAATAAGGCAGCTTTTGACGTAAAGACCAATACAATGCCTGCAAGCGCTAAAAAATCTTTCATAGAACGAAAACCTACATTTTTCAAAGCTAATTCAAAAGTTGTGCCAGCTTTAGGATTTGATATTAATTCCATGCAGTCAAAGGTTGGTTTTGTGCCATTAAGAAGTAAAGGGAATGCAATAGAAGACCTGCAGGAGCAGGAAAAAGGAGGGGTTATTGGAGGCAGGTCATTTATACCATTAAAGCAGGCTCGTTCGGGTACAAGCTGGAACCGAAATGTTAAAGCAAAGGCACGTATAGCAGATGTGAAAAGCAAGATAGTAGATAGTAAAAAGGCGCAAGGTAAAAATGATAAAGAGAAGTTTATCAAAAGCGCAGTTCATGCTGGTAAGGGCGGCTGGGTGATTGGCAATAGGCGCAATAGCAAAGGTAATAAAATACTATTTCAGATCCGTAGCGTGGTAAGGAAAGGTAAAAACACTATAGTAAAGTCTGTGCCCATGTTCGCAGTAAAACAAGGGCGCAAAGTAAGGACAAAAGCTACAGCGTTCATGGAAAAGGCAGCTTTAACGAGCGGCAACAAACTACAGCAATATTTTGTTGAGGAAGCAAAGAAAAGAATATTAAAATGAGTTGGTTAGATAAAGTACAGCAGGATTACACTATAACATGCGGCGATGGCACAAGCTATACTGTTAGCTGGCTTAATGCGTCCAAAGGAATAGAATATAATATTGCGACTTTTGAATTTAAGGAGCTTGCAGGGACGTTGGTTTACAGAGGTACGCCAAGAGGTACGAAATATGTGTTAGAGATATATTTTCAGGGAGACGATCATTTAGACGTGTCATCATCTTTTGAAGTATCGGCTGCTAATCCTGCACCGTGGACAATATCACACCCTTATTATGGGCAGTTGTATGTTCAGCCGGTGTCAATGACTTATGACAATGCTGAATATAATGTTACAAAAATTATTGCAAATGTTATTGAAACGCTATTAAGTGATGGCAACATAGTTACCATATCAGCACCGGATAAAATAACTAATGATAAAGCTAATTGTGACACTCTATTTGCAAATACTTTCGCTACAGATGTACCCAATCCTAAAGCCGGCGACATAAATAGCATGACAAATAATGTTAATGGCTTTTTTAATACTATAAAATCATCTATTATAAGCTCAGACGATTTTGCGACATACTTTAATGCTTATAACAGCGCATTGGCTGCAATAGATGATGCAACGGATAACGTGCTAAATGCTGTTGCTGTTATGCAGGCTTTAATATCATTACCTGCAACATTTGTGGATAGTGTTGTAAACAGAGTGCAGATGCTTGGCAACTTATTAAACTTTATCGGCTCTACTATAGTAAATGTTTCGTCCCCATCGTCAAAAAAATTGTATGAAAATAACGCAGGTACAATCATAACGACGCTATTAATGGCATCAGTTACAAATATTACTGATGACTACGCCAATACTACACAGGTTATATCTGTTATTGATTCATTGGTTGGCTATTATAATACTTATGTTACAAGTCTTGATGGATTACAAACAGTTAATGGTGGTAGCCCCGATAGCTATATACCTGATCCTGATGCGCTGAATGCTCTAAGCCAGTTACTTAGTTATACTGTAAGTGCATTACTGGATATAGCGGCCAGTTCAAAGCAACAAAGGATAACATATTTAGATAATGACACTAATGTGATTTTAGTGGCTAATTCTATATATGGGTTATTACCTGACGACAGCACAATAGATAAGATTGTTAACGACAATGGTATAGGACTGAATGAGAAACTTTTATTAAGAAAAGGCAGGCAAATTATATACTACGTTTAAATGGAATTGAAAATAGGAACGAGAAAATTAGACTTATACAATAACGTATCTGTTGCGCTTCATTATGATAGTGTGGCATCCGCATTTTCTTTTGATTTCTATTTTGACCCAAACAATGCTGACCATAAAGCCATGTTTTTACCCGGTTCATATTCGCCTGTTACCATAGATCATAACGGTGAACGGTTAATAACAGGTATATTACTTAGCCCAAAATTCAAAAGTGATTCTGTAAGACGTGGCGTAACAATATCAGGCTATTCAAAAACGGGAGTACTTGAAGATTGCGAAATACCTACATCATCATACCCATTACAAGCGATAGGATTGTCTCTTGGTAATATAGCACAAAGAATAATAAAGCCTTTCGGGTTGAACCTTGTTATTGATCCTTCGGTATCAAGTAATGTAAATAGCGTATATAAAAGCACTACCGCAGATGATAAACAAACTGTAAAATCATATTTGTGTGAATTAGCAGGGCAAAAGCATGTAATGTTATCGCATGACGAAATGGGTAACCTGTTATTGACACAAGCAAAAATAACACAGCAACCTATATTTGATTTTACTAACGGTATGCCTAATGTTGCTATGGAGTTGAATTTTGACGGGCAAAGAATGCACAGTAGCATAACACTACAAAAGCAAGCTACAAAAACAGGGAAAGGGAATGCCGGGCAATCTTCATTTTCTAATCCTTATGTTACCAGTACATTCAGGCCACATGTTACACGGCAGACATCGGGAACAGATGTAGATACTGCATTGTGTGCAAGGAATATGCTGAGTGAGGAATTAAAAGGACTTACATTAACTATAGACCTTGACAGGTGGACACTAAACAATAAAGTCATTAGGCCGAACAATATTATTACAGTTACAAACCCTGATCTGTATATCTATAAGAAAACAAAGTTTTTTATTACAAGCGTGGAACTGAAAGGAGATAATAACGCACAGGTGGCAACGCTTACATGCACATTGCCGGAAGTATATTCGTCTACAACGCCTAAAAATATATTTCTATGAGCATATTAACGTCTGTGATAAATAGTGTGCTAGATGGCGGTTATCGCGTGATGAAAGTATTGCGATTTGGCAAAAGCGATGTGCAGACAGCGGACGAAGCAACACCTTATGGTTTGGATAGTTCAGCCGTTAAAGACATGATCGCTGTGTTTAGTGATACTGTAACAAAAGGTGAACCGGTTATTATTGGCTACTTAAATAAGCAACAATTAGCACAACCAGGGGAATTTAGATTGTATTCTACTGATAATGATGGAAATTTGATAACGTACATATGGCTGCATAACGCAGCAGGCGATGGACAAATAGAATTAGGCGGAACAACAGACAATGCTGTCCTATATAGCAAACTGGAAACAGCATTCAATCAGTTGAAAAATGATTTTAACAATTTTGTAACCATATTTAATTCTCATGTTCATCCGGGTGTGCAAACAGGTGGCGGTTCATCTGCAGTTACCACAACATTAGGAACAGATAGTAGCGCAGATATAACACCAGCAAAAAATAATAAGATAAAAACATTATAACATGGGGCCAGTAATATACAATAGTGCAGATATATACATTGATTCCTGCCAGACATTACAGGATAAGATAACAGCTATACAGGCTATAATAGATGCATTGATAGTTACTGCTACCAAGGCTGCCGGTACTGCTAATTTCAACGAGTATTACCTTGATGACGGGCAGACAAAAATACAAACAAGGTATCGGGACGTTGCGGACATATTTCAGGCAATAAACGCATTTGAGAGATTAAAACAAATGTATGTTAACAGACTCAACGGTCGTATGATACGGATGGTTGACGGCAAAAACTTTACAGGATGCGATTAATTAATTATCAAAAAATAAAAGCTGAGATAAAAGACATTTTTAATTTCAGTGATCCGAAAATAAATAATGATGCTCCGAAAGTAGCATCCAACGCTATATTAGAGAATGATATACGGTATAATAACATTTACCTTGTTGGCTATAATGGCGAAAAGAATTTAGGTGAGATAGGGCCTATAAGAAAGTATATAATAGACCATAACGCTTTACGTCTTCGTAGCTGGCAGTTATATCTTGAAAGCGAGATATGCCAGACGGTCGTTAAAAGATATACACGGTGGGTTATTGGCTCAGGCTTAAAACTTCAATGTGAGCCGCAGGACGACTTATTAGCGTCTGAAAAGATAAAATTAAATACAGAGGATTTTAATAAAATAACAGAAAGCCGGTTTAAGATTTATTCCAATTCAACACGTTCAGACTATTCAAACAATAAAAACCTACACAAAAAAGCGGAGGAAGCATTTTTAAATGCCGTTATAGGAGGGGACTGCCTTGTTATCCAACGTTATGAAAATGGATATGTTACTGTGCAGCTTATAGACGGTGTGCATATTGCTACTCCGATGAATTTAAATTTTCGTGGTGTGGATTATGTTGCCGCTAATGGTAATAGGGTTCGCTTAGGCGTTGAGATCGACGACAGGGAGCAGCATGTCGCTTATTATGTCCGTAGTGGTTTATCAGGCACAGATTATGAACGCATACCGGCTCGAGGCGCTAATGACAATGTTGCCGCATTTCTTGTTTACGGTTTAGGTTACAGGCTCGATACTATACGTGGCATTCCTCTTATATCTGCTATAATGGAGACTGCAAAGAAGATGGAGCGATATAAAGAGGCAACTATAGGAAGCGCAGAAGAACGGCAAAAGATACCTTATGCAATAAATCACGATGCAACAAGCACGGGTGAAAATCCATTAACTGAACGCCTGGCAATGGCAAGCGGTTTCCGTAATCCTGCTGATGATATACCACGCGATATAAATAATCAAAAACTCGCTGATAGGGTTGCGGCATCTACCGATAAGACTGTTATAAATATGCCAATAGGCGCAAAGCTTGAAAGCCTTGAAAGTGAAAATGAATTACATTTTAAAGAGTTCTATGAAGTAAATATTGAGTTGGTATGTGCTACTGTGGGAATACCGCCCGAAGTGGCAATGAGTAAATACGACAGTAATTACAGCGCAAGCCGCGCAGCAATAAAAGATTGGGAGCATTCGCTTCATGTAGAGCGTAAAAAATTCGCAGATCAATTTTATCAGAATATTTATAACCTGTGGCTTGATGTGCAGGTACTTACAAATAAAGTAGAAGCGCCGGGATATTTAACAGCATTATCTACTAAAAATTATATGGTAGTTGATGCTTATAGAAACGCAAGATTTGTAGGCGCCCCAGTACCGCATATTGACCCGCTAAAAGAAGTGCAGGCAGAAAGGTTGAAATTGGGATCAGCTTTTGAAAGCGTGCCACTAACAACTGTTGAAGCGGCAACAGAAGTATTGAATGGTGGAGATTCTATGTCAAATATCAAACAAGCAGCTAAAGAATTAAAAACGTCAAGTGACGAGGGTATACCCGCAGACCAGAACGCTCAACAGGATTATAACAAACAGGACAACGCAAAATAGTTATGCCTGTTTTATGAATTTGCGCATGTATTCAGGATATGTGCTTACTTTTTCTATGAGAATTTTCTTGACGAACTTAGACATATCAGTTCCTTCGTAATCTGCCAGACTTTTTATTTCTTTTTTTAAATGGCGTGGAACTCCTTTAACTCTTAATTCTCTTTCAGGTAAGTTTTTAATTTCTGTTTCCTGCTGCTTCTCCATAGCATTGTGTGTTTAGCAAATTTAATATTTAAAAAGATTCATTCCCCGCCGAGGGGAACATTTTTTACACACAATATCGGCAAGTGTAATATTACATTATGCCGAGTGAAATACTCTTATATCAGCCAATCTACTCGTTTACGGCAGCCGATTTTATCAGCCAGTTGGAGGATAATAAAGGTAACGATGTAGTACTAAGGATAAACGCGAATGGTGGTGATCCAGAATACGGCTGGGGGATGATAGCAAAGCTTAAAGAACGCACTAACGTAACGACAAATATTAAGGTAGACAGCAAGGCTCATTCAATGTATGCTTTTATGCTATGTTATGCTAATGGCAACATCGAATGTCTTGATGTAAGCACTTTCGTTATACACCGCGCTTCTTATGGTCAATGGTTCGAGGCTGATCCCGAATTATTCAACGATGCACGTAAAACCGAGCTAAACAATATCAATAGTTTCCTACGCGCCGCATGGGAAGCAAAAGTTGATGTTAAGAAGTTCGAAAAGCTTAAAAAAGTGAAGATGGACGACATTTTTTCACTTGACAGCCGCATAGACGTCACCCTGAATGCTAAAGAGGCTAAAGAAATTGGACTTGTAAAATCAATAATTCCGATAACTCCTGAGAAAACAGCAGAAATAAAGGAGATACAATACCGTATAGCTGCTCACGCCGATATACCGGAACCTGAAATAAAATTAACCACACAAAACAATAACAAAATGACACTTGCAGAATTAAAGGCTCAACACCACGATTTGTTCATTGAAGCAGTGAAAATTGGCGTAATGCAGGAACGCGACAGGGTTGGTGCTTATATGGCTTATGTAGATGTTGATCCCGAAGCTGTGGCCAAAGGCATAAAAGAAGGTGAAACACTTACACAAACGGCAATGGCAGAATTTAACCGTAAGGCATTTTCAAAACAGGCTTTGGCTGAAATAGAAGCAAAAAGCCCAAAAGGGGTTGTTCCTGCTAAAACAGAAGACAAAAAAGACCCAACAGAAGATGAAAAAAATATTGCTGCATTTAACGCGGAAGTAAAGAAAAGCCTTCAGGCTATCAAAAACTAATTATTAAAATATTTTAAATACCATATACAATGGCAAGTTCAGGTTTATTAGTGACGCAGTTTGATTATTCGAAACTCTTTATCTGGAACCCCAGGTTTAGAACTGCAACTTATACAAACACTACCGGTAGTACAGTATCGCTGCTAAAAGGGACTGTAATGGGCAGGATAATGACTTCAAATAAAGTTACGCCTGCACTTTCAACAGCTACTGATGGTAGCCAGATCCCAATGGGTGTATTGCAGCAGGAATATGACAATATCGCAAACAATGCTTCTGTAATAGTTTCTTACTGTGTAGCCGGCGATGTAGCTCGCGAAGGATTGATATTCTATAACGGTACCGATACGCTTGCTACTGTAATAACACTTACGGATAGCGCAACTAATACTGTGAAAATAGGAACTATAGAAGACATACTTATCAGAAGCGGTATCATAACAGTTGCTACAACTGATAATACACTTGCTGACAACGCTTAAAAACAAAAGTAAATAACAGCTTAATTATAAAATAATGGCAACTTCAATACCAGCATCACAGGCAAGGGCGCAGTTTACATCTGATTGTATCGATGTGTTTACTGACGTGTTAATGCCTAAATCATTCTTACGCTCGTTCTTCCCTAACTCACAGTCTTACGTAAGATATCTATCTATCCAGGTACAGCGTAATTACGAAAATGTCGCAGTAGATGTTATTCGTGGCACTGAAGGTAACCGTAACAACTTCTATAAAAGCACAGAAAAGGTTATTGACCCTCCATATTATCGTGAGTTCTTCGATATGACTGAGATAGACCTGTATGACCGCTTGTTCGGTAGTACTGCTATTGATGCAGGTGTATATAGTCAGCTTATTAATGCGGTTTCTTTAAAATTGCAGGAGTTGAGGGCTAAAATAGAACGCGCTTATGAGTTACAATGCGCAAACGTATTGGAAACAGGTGTCGTTACGCTTACAAACTCTACAAATATTGACTTTGGCCGTAAATCAGGCTCATTGGTAGATAAGGGAGCAGGTAACTATTGGGCTACAGGCACTGTTGATCCATTTGCCGATATGCAGGCTGCTTGTACTTTCTTACGCCAGACAGGTAAGTCTGCAGGACAGGTGTTTAACGCTATCCTCGGTGCACAGGCAATGAATGATCTTTTCAATAACACCATATTCAAAGGCCGCGTATTCAGCACTCTTTCAAATACTATTGATCTTGTAAGACAGCCACAGCGTGAAGCTATTGGCGGGACTTTCCACGGCACACTGACAGCAGGCCCATACCTTGTTAACCTTTGGTCTTATCCTGAATATTACGACCTGAGCGGCACTTCTACTCCATACCTTGATACAAAGAAGGTAATATTCATTCCAGAAGCGCCACGTTTCAAACTTGGATTTGCTGCAGTACCACAATTGCTCAGAGCAGGCACAGGTACAACTGAAGATATGGAACTGAACAATCTTGTAGCATCACCTTATATAGTTGGCGATTATATAGATCAGAGAAATACAGCACACATTATGGATATCAAGTCTGCAGGTATACCAATACCGACAGCAGTAGACCAGATATACACATTGAAAGTTGTAGCATAAAATAGTTTTTAATTAACGTAGAAAGGCTTGCTGATTAAATGCGGCAAGCCTTTTTTAAAATAAGCAAATCATGGCAAAATACAAGGTAATAGCACTTTCTGTAAGCGGGCTTAATAACCGCATTTACAATTCGCAGGATATAGTAGATGATAGCTGCTTTCCTGATGGACACGCGCCAATATTGGTTAAGGATGGTTTTATAGCGCCTATAACAGAAGACCAGATCGTAAAGCATACCATAACACAACAAGACCTGGATAATAACCCAGAATTGGTAGATGAAGGTGTAGAGCTTGGCGAAGTTATAGAACTGCCTGCAGACAAAACATTAACACCGGAAGAAGAACAGGAAGAACTAAAAGAAGAAGCAAAAAAGCGTAATAAAAAGCAATGAGTTTATTAGACCAGATACGTGCAGATGTATTACAGATAACTACTAATACTGATGAATATGGACAGCCCATAACATTTGATAATGGTACTGTATCCGTCACTGTTAATGGTAGAGCTAATAAGCATCATTTGAGTATAGATCGGGATGGGAACGCTACAAATGCCAAAAATGCGAGCATATCAGTAAGTGAGCAGGCATTAACAACATTATCGTTCCCAGTAAGAGACGCGAGTGGCGAAGTGAACCTTAAAAATGTTAAAGTGACATGGACTGATAGCACCAGCACACCTCGCACTTATATGATACGCCAATGGTACCCAGATGAGGTTATAGGATATATCGTTTGCATACTTGGAGATTTTAAATAAATGGCAATATTAACCGGCATAATACCTGCTCAAAACTTTGAGATAATCCGAGATAGGATAGGGGAAATATTAGCCGATGAATTTGCAAACCAATTTACTTTAAGTGGCAATCCTGATATAAATCCAACAATATTTATAGAGCGATTTGTAGCATTTGACAAAACAGAATATCCGGCCATAAATGTCTCTCTATTAAAAGGAGAATATGACAATAAAGACGCAAGACAAGCGGATGGTACTTATGTATATATCATAGACTGTTATACTTCTGCAAAAGATACTGCAGGCGAACAAGGCGACACTCAATCAATAATAACACTTCATAAGATACTCGGTATGTGTCGCGCTATACTTGAAAACCCGGGTTACAGAACATTAGGCTATACACCTCCTTTTAATTGCTCCGTTTACATTTCATCGATAGCAATATTGGATGCTCAAAATACGCCTGATGCAACGCATTCGGCGCAAGGCAGGATTGAATTTGTTGTAAGGATACCTGAATATACCGCGTTGATAACACCGCCTTTGATATCTGCTTATAGGACAGTAGTAAAACTATACAATACTGAAAAGGGGTATCAATGGGGGCTAAATGATGCTTTACTGACGGATGAAATTGCCGATGACATAACAACAGAAGATGGACAAAACACTTTCGTTACTGAAAATTAAAATAAAATGGCAAATATTAAACTAAGCGCATTCACGATACAGCCGAGCATAACATCAATGGATTATTTCGTTGGCGTTAGAGATAACGGTGATGGAACGTTTAGCAACTATAAATATACTGCTACACAACTGACAAGCCAGTTAAAAAAGACTATAACAGTAGCATCAACCGGATCAACATTAACTGACTCATTCTTCTCAAATACCCTATCTGAGATTGTTATGAATAATCAATCATATATAGCAACAGTTGATTTTTCCCAAGCAGGCAATGTGATAACAGGCATTACTATATCATTCGTTTCAGGTCAAAAAATAATAGCTAAAATATAATGAAAAGGATAGCATTAATACTCTCGCTTATTTTATATACTGCAACGTGTTTTGCGCAGCAGATAATACCGTTTGCATCAAATCGCACAACTGATACAGCCTATTCAAGAGGTAGCCTACGCATAGATAATACCTTAAGATTACCATTCTATTCAAGCGATGGAACTAAGGCAGCTGTTTTTGATGCAAGTGGCAATATGTCGTTAACGCCAATTTTATCAACAAATTCACTTAACGCAGCTACGTTAAAGAACGGTGACAGCACCCATTATGTATTTTTAAATGGTTTTGCGCCTGTGCAGGATAAAGATACGCTGAACGGAGTTCCCACAAAGAACTATAATACGGCGGAAGGTGTGTTATTTCCTGTAAATAGTGGTGGCGATACATTGGTATGGATTGGCCCAATAGATACCACTAACCATGAGTATAGTATAGTAAATGGCCTGTATATAAAATATAGCTATGATAGCGGCAATAGTTATACCTCAGCTAAGTTATTATATACTACAGATACAAGCGCTATAGTTAATGTAGGTGGTGGGCAAATTGCAAATGGTAAAATATTCATCTGCTTTAGAAACTGGAACGTTATATCAGGCGGTTGCCAGCAAATGTATATGACAAGTTCTGATCACGGGAAAACGTTTACAGCGCCTACAAGTTTGGGACTATCATTTGCCAATAGCTGTATGGTACCGTTCAGTCATAGTGTAATAAACTATGATGATAGTAATACTTATATTTTCTTTTATGCTACGGGCAATGTCCAATCAATAAAGATCAAAACAGACCTTACTTATACCCTGCAAGGCACAAACGAAGTGGGTGGAACTGCTTTAAATGGTACGGAGCCAAGTGTGGCTTATTGTGGTAGCAACCGTTTTATAATGATACTACGCAATGATAGCAGCACTTTTCAGATGCCTTATATGCAATATTCTATCACGAATGCAAATATTAACCAGGCATGGACATACAATGGACCAGTTAACATGCATAGTGACCCATTTATCGTTAAATATGTAAGCCCCGATATACGTTATTGCAAACCTTTCGATGTTGTGGCAATTGTTGCTTCGGGCAGGAATATAGTAAACTGTACTACATGCTCAGGTGCTAAAGACGATAGTGTAAAAATATTGACTGGCAGGCCATCTGTGGTTATGGCAAACCCTGCTTTATGGCAGCAATCGTGCGCATTGCAAATACCTGTACCTAAAGGTGACCTTATTAATAGGGCATATCCCACACTTGCGCGTGTAAATGATTACAAATGGGCAGGATTGGTAAGTGGTGGTGTGCTTCCTTATGGAACTGTATCATTCTCTGGTGCAGGTGCTAATATCCAGCAATGCCAACTGTACAAATTCGAACTTGGCTTTACAAGTAACAGGACAGGTAATATATCTTCTATAATAAGAGGACATAATGTAGCTAATAACAGATCAGGCGGTACCGATATAGACGCTTTGAGACCCGGGTCTGTTTATAATAAAAGCACCAGAGAAATATATAATGTGGCGAGGGCTTACGATGCACATACTTTGACACCTAATTTTGGTGATGCTCCCGGTGAAATAGGATATTATGACAGTATGGGTCATTGGATGCCTCTGTTTCATGGAAATCCAGCATTTGGAGAATCAATAGTATGGACTAAAGTCGGTACTAATACTTATCCTTCTTCACGCCCTATACAGGCATTAAATCATATATGGATAGATACTACCGTCAGTTTAGTAAATAACATGGGATTTGTCTACAATCAGACGACAGGTAAATGGACACCTACGCCATTAACACTATTGGCATTAGGTCATAACGATGTAAATAACCATGACACTGCGCTTGCTTTTACAACTGATAGTTTACTTTCGAAAACAGCGAATCATTTATTTAGACCTGAAACAGGAACAAACCTTAATGGCATTAATAACTTTTCCCCATCAGGAACAGGAACGCAATCTTCTTTAAACCTTTTTAACGCACAGGACATAACCAATTCAAGCAAATTCCAAATATTAGAGAATGGTGCTACTGTTACATTCACAGGTACCAATACAGGTGCGGGTACAGCTGTAGCCTCTGTGCTTATGACTATCGGAGCAAATACACCACAAACATGGACTACTAATAATACAACAATAGCTAAGCCTATAGTTTATACAGGGGTTGCAGCAATGCCGGGTGGTAGCGCAAACCATTTTTTAGTATCAAATGACGGCAATAGCAACTTACAGACTGCTACGCTTACACAGGTATTATTATTCCCTGTACAGGTTGCTACAGATGCTAATACTACGATAACAGTTGTAAACCAGATCGTAGAGTTACCCGTTGTTACCGCAAATAGAAACCTTGTTTGGCCGACAGCTACTGCAGGGGCACAAATGATAATACTTTATCAAAATACAAGCGGCTCGTTTAACTGGCTACCCACAACAAATGCGCCAGTAAATACCGATGGGAGCGCATTTACATTTACCATTGGCGTACCTAAGAGATATAATGCTTATGCAGACGGAACACATTGGTATATACAATAAAAAGTAAACTATGGCACAATTAACAGATTCACAACAGGCAGATGCAGGAAAGGTGATAAAAGTAGGTTTAGCACAATTAAACCACCCTACCCCAAACTGGATAAACTGGATATTCAGAGCAATATTATACACCTCTGGCCTATTTGCTTTAATAAGCACACAACTTCCGTTAACAAATATACAAGTAGAGCATATAGACAAATGGCTACTTATAGGAAATACACTTGTACACTTTAGTACGAAATTCTTTGGATGGGATTTTAAAGATAACTGATGAACAGGAATAAGGCCATATGGTTTCTAAATTCAAGCCTGATACTCGGGTTTCTGGCTATTCTTACGTGGTATATACCAACCAATGAGCTTTTTGAAAAGTTTATGCCTCATTCGTTTTGCATGAGGGGGAACAGCAGGTTAATTGCCTTATACAGCATATCTGACGCAATGATATTCGTATCGTATATGGTAATATCAATGGGGATGTTTTACGTGTACAGGGACATAAAAGACAAGTTCGGAAACTGGAAAGCTTTTGTGTGGATGTATGGTGTGTTTATCTTCTTATGTGGCCTTACTCACTTAATGGCGGTAATAAACCTATATGTCGCATTTTATTGGCTCGGCGCAGCCGTTGAGGCTATATGCGCAATGGTTAGTGTTGTCGTTATGATCTCATTTATTATAGCGATGAACCAGGTAAGAGGCATGAAGACAAAAGAAGAATATGACCAACTGGAAAGTAAATATGTAGAGCTATTGAAAAGGGTTGAAAAAATAGAAAAAAACTAAAATGATAAGAGGTGGCTATATGGGACAAGGAAAACTTAGAAGCATTACAGAAGTACACGAAGGAGATAATAATCTTAGGGTTGGCATGGGCTGTAATAGAGTTATACCAGGATAATGTTAAACTACGTGATGAACGGTATGAAACTACCAGGCAAGACAGGGACTTTTGGCGCGAATCAGATGCAAGAACCGAAAGGGACGCAATTCTTATCGGGCAGAGGATTCCTAATATTATTCATGATACTATTGTTATCTCCGGTAACGACAAGAAGCGGCAGTAAAGACACGTTATCTGATCTTGATTATTATAAGGAGCAAACCAAGATAGCAAAAGACTTATTTCACTATAGAGTGATAAAATTAGTTACCAAGATAGACGAAAATAACCGTTAGTATGTACCGTAGAGTATCCTTGCACCATTGTATGATAGCCGTAAGCAGTTTATATCCTGTTGGTGCTGTTGTAGATGCGGCTGCAGAACAGGCAGAACTATAATCTGCATAATCAGTAGTAGTGCAAATTTCAGGATTGGGAGTAGGCATGTATTAAGTTTTTATAAAAGTATAATTTTTAACAAATAAAACCAAAAACAATGAGTATTAAAGAGTTTATTCATGCAGAATTAGAGAAAATTGAAGTTCTCGTAGTAGGGTTGAAACCAAAGTTACCTACAGTAATAGCTGTAATGGAAAAGTTTAAAGGGATAATCGACAATGCAACTATTGATGCAATAATAGCAACTTTTACTGGCGGCGCAGTTGAAGAAGAAATCAAAAATGCCGCAGATATTGCTCTTACGGATTTAATAGAAGGCGGCTACATTGCAAATGATGTAATAACCCAAACCACTATAGAAGGAAAATTACTTGAATTCGCAAACGATATTAAAAAGTATAATTTACTATCGAAGCATTTATGGGTGGGTAATCTTGCGGCGCTTATCATTCGTGCCATGAGTGGCAATAAACTTAGTGTGAATCAAGCAAGACAATTGGCTGAGGCTGAATTTGCAGATTATCAAAAAACACCTCAAACTGCGTAAGATGGCCCACTTGATCCAGTATGAGCACACCTTGATAAATGGCTGACTTCCTACACTCATATCCAATAACAGCCTCCTTTGAAGGTGGGTATAGCAATAACCGCGCTGACAAAGGAGGTATTACTTATAGAGGGCTCACTCAAAAGTATGATCCTAAATGCCCGATATGGGAGAAATTGAAAGGGTATATGCCATTACAGGATGGTGAGATAATCCCCGATCTCGAGGCCGATGTAAAGCAATGGTACAAGAGGTATTATTGGGATGCGATAAAGGGTGATTATATAGATAGCCAGAGGTTGGCCGACCTTATTTTCGACTTTCATGTAACAAGCGGACAGGCTATTAAAATACTGCAATACCTGCTTAATCTAACAGAGGACGGGATATTCGGCAATCTCACTTTGCAGGCTGTAAACAACGCTCCAGATACTTTATTCGATCAATACAAAGAAGCAAGACGGCAGTATTACTTATCACTGAATCAGCCGACGTTTATTAAAGGATGGCTGAAAAGAGTGGATGGGTTTAATTAAAGGCTATCCAAGTTTATAGGAGTAAATGTTTTAAATGAATCGTATCTACTACCCATTTCAAGTTGTCCTTTATAGGCTATTTTTCCTATAATATTTCCACTGTCATTAAATACAATTATGTATTTCCTATTAATTGCAATTATTGTCCTTCCATAGGACGTTAAATAGGCTACTGGGTTAGGGTTCTTTTCTGGGGTAATTGTAATTTCAGGCTCACTATGAATCCAAGTTTTATCATTTATTTGTATCCATCCTTTCTTTATTGTATCGGCATTCTGCCCCCAGCTTCCTACTACTACAAAAAGCATGATTAATGTTAAAGTGTGTTTCATAAGTTATTATTATTTTCTACGATTTCCAGATATACCAACGAGCATCATTAATATTCCGACAATTATCATAGATAAAAATATTATTTCTATTATATCTAACATACCATCAAATTTACTCTTTTTCGATCAAGCCGAGGCGTTGCATAAATTCTTTCTTGTCTCCAGTATAGTCGTAATCTTGGTCGTCAATAAACACATTTTCACAACCGTCTTTAAATCCTACTTCATATGCTTCTGCTTCTTTTTGAAGGCACATGGCGGCAAGTGGTAAGGCTGCTTCTATTGCATCGTCTTGATGTTCCCCAATATCATCCCAACTACCTTCATAAAAAGTCTTCGCCATTTCTTCGGCTCTCGCTTGTAAGTTTTCGGAATATGTCATAGCTTTTTATCTTTTATGTATTGATTTAATTGATCGATATAATTATCATGTGTTTGGCCTTCATTGTGCCTTAGCTTTAGATCAAACCCAGAATGATATCCACCAGAGGCTATATGTCTTTCTTCATTAGGATGAGTTTGCAATGTATAGATAATATGATTTAATTCATTGTAAATATCATCTATACTATCTGCTCCCAATTCTAAACTTAGAACGTACTTTCTTTCTGGTTTATTTATTTCTGCCATGTTTTAATATTTTTACAATCTTCCCGTTAAAATCTCTCCACACCTTTGTATTGTATATAATCACCCCGTCCTTCCATATCTCATAGGCTTTATTCCCGTTAATAACCTTTTCCTTTAGCTCGTAACCCGGCGGCATCTTGTAGTCCATACACGAATTTACACAGACTACCAACGGGAGCAAGGAATGCGGATAGGTTAGTTATACCAATACTAAATCTTCGCCATTATCATAATTTCCTTCATTAACATCGTTGATAATTAAATTTGCTTCTTGACTGTTTTTAACCAATTCGATGAAATCATCGTGAAACACCTGTATATACCTAAAAAATGCTTGCAATGATACTTCTTGAAAAAAAGAATCTCCGTATTTACGATTAAAGTCATGTTTTTCCATTGTTTCTAATAAACAATCCCTATACCAACAAAGTCTTTCGTCTAATACTCGAATACATTTATTGAAATGAGATAAGAAATATTCCCTTTGATGCGCAGTTAGTTTCATACTTTTTCTATTTTATATTAATAATTGTTTTTGTTGGGGGTTAATCTGTTACACCTATTCTCTTGAAAATACCTATTTCAAAACCACAAATAATATCAATATTTTTCATTGTTTTTTGAAATGAATATGGCATTTGTTCTGAATAGTATTCAATAATTGGGATGAATTTCCTACTTCTAAAATTGAATAGAAAAGACCATTTTTAGACTTCCAGCTTAAGCCTTGTTTAATATCTTCTATAGTCATCTTTTACAATTTAAAAATGTAGCTTTTTGTTACTCCGTTGCTATCAATCTTGAGAACTGATTTCACATTCATAGCGCCTAAATTTGTAGTGTCCCATATAGGAACAATAACAGGAGGCGGCACAACAGCATTACACGCACTCGTAAAAGTAAACGGCACATTGTTTTTATCCAACGTTACATTGGTAGCGTCAATCTTAGGTAGCGTAGGAATAATATTGAAATTAGCGGGATTTACTCCATAATTTCCACATATCACATTCCCCTTACAATAACAGCAGTAGGTATCCATAACATGTATTGTAGTATCTGTATTTCGATGTATTATGTTGCCCACAATCGAAACGTAGGCACTATCTACTGGGTTGCCTGTCCTTCGGGTATCGGCAGCTATCCCAGCCATCCCATTAGCACGCAATGAGCCTAACATTCCGCTACTATCAATTGTATTGCTGTCGACGTACTGCCAGCCTGCACCGAGTAGGAATATACCACTTAGAAACGTACTGCTAATGAAATTATGGTCAATCTTACCGTTAGTAAACCCGCCGAACCAAATACCTGCTCCCTGCGCCGTGTTGTCCTCAAAACCGCAATGAGTGACGTGGTTGTTATAAATCCTGTTACCTGTACCCGTACCGCCTGATAATTGTATTCCTGAACGGTTGGTGCTGTCGATCCAGTTATTATATACTTGTATATCTGATAGTCGCTCGGCAATAGGATATTGTGTAACCATTGTATCTTTTCCATTTATTTTAATACTACACCTTACCCCTCTTGCGCCGTTCGGATCCGTTGAACCTAAATACATTCCCTCCTGGTTTGTTTTTATTATCCGGTTGTCATGTATGGATATATGATTAATAGTCCAGCCATTAGGATTTGTAGGTGTAATAGCATTTAAGCTATCGTAGCATGTTTGCTCCT